ATCGCCGCCAGCTTAATGTCGGTAACAAAGATGTGTTTTTCCTGCATGGGGATATGTCATAAGTGGTTGGTTACGAGGTAATCAGCGGATACTGAGTCGCGTTGATGGAGATCTTCTTGAACTCGGTGTTGCCCTTGCTCACATCGACGTCATCAACCACGATGAGCCCTTGAGTGACTCCGTTGCTGGTTGCTGTATTGGCTAGGCTCATAGCCACTCCGGGAGCGGCAGACGCTAGTCCACTGGCTCCGGTCATGACTCCCGAAACAGAGAATGTCTGGGTTGCGTTATAGAAGGCCACAGCGACAAATTCGCCAGACTCGTTGCGGACCTGATTCTTTTCTCGCGTGGTTTTTGCGCTGACGCTTTGGGCGATGATTCCGGTTTCGGCGGAAAGTCCCCAGATGACTCCGGCAGTTCCAATAGTTGTTACGGGCATAATTTTAGAAGGTTAGGTAGTTGAGTGGAATGTGAGTGATAAGGCAGACAATGCAAGAGGGTTAGCCGTCCGACGGCATGCAGTGCAGCGTGAACTCCACCTCATAGCAGTAGGCTTTGTGCTCGCCATCGATGACCATCGATCCGGTCGAAGGCTCAAAGCCGTGGCAGTGGAATCCAGAGACAGTTGAGAGCGTCACAGCCGGAGTGGTATAGGCGAAATTATTGATGGCGTTGACCACGTCGGTGCGCTGGTCGGTCGATGTCTCCTTGACGTGACTGCGAAAGATCAGGCGCACCGGCACCTTGAAAATGCCAATGCCGGGACCGATCACCTCCTCGTAAGACTCCGCGTGGACGATGATGTAGGGCATCGGCTCTTTGATTACGTCCTCATCAGAAATATAGATCTGACTATTGCAAACTGTGCCAGCGACAGCGGTCAAGAGCTTGGTGAGAATAGCGTTCTCGGCGGCCACTAGGACAGAGTTCGTGATCATAAATTAGGCTCCCTTCACCTTCACGATAAGTTCGTTACCGTCCGCACTGATCGTCGTCGAAATGACCAGTTTCTTGCGGTTGATCAGCGTGCCGGGAGGTCCGTTTGGATCGACGTCCTGAATGTAGAGCGTCGCGCCTGGCTCGATAGATGGCAGGTCAGAAATTAGGAAGTGGACGCCTTGCCCCATGTTGATAATGGGTCCACCAAAGTCGTCTCCCTCATCCTCATTTGTGTCCTCGAGGAGCACCGTGTAAGTGGTCGTGATGCCGTTCTCGATGATGATGGCGGTGCGCTGGATGTCGTAGGCAAAGACGCCTGCTAGGTCCACTTTCATCGCGTCGGTTAAAGCACTCATGCTGTGAGCGTATTGCCTTCGTTCGGACTGTCAACTGGCGTGGGCGATTCGCCGATGATCAGTGGCGAAAGATCCAGTCCAAAGTCCTTGATCGGCGTTGGGCTGGTGACGGCTGACAGGTCGATGAGCTTGGCCAGCGCGGCGTCCCACGACTGACCAGGGATGATGCGGGAATGCGTCTGAATGATGACCTTGCCTCGGGCCATTGACTCGACTGTGGGATGCTCGGCGGTCGGCTCCACCCAATGCCGGAAGCCACGAAATTTGCCACGGGAAAAGGTTGAGCCCTCGGGCACCTTGAAAATGAACTCCACTTTGTCGGCTCGCTGAGCTGTGGTCAGCCACCACTCTCTCGAGCGCAGTCCGAACATTGCGGTGGCGTCGGCGTCGTCATAGATGATGGAGAAATTGACACCGTCCTCGCCGTGATAGAGACGCTCAAACTCCTCGATGTCGCCACCGGCCAAGCGCAAACATTGCGCGTAAATCTCGCTCCCTCGCCAGCTGTACCAGAGGTTGTTTAGGCTCCAGTAATGTCGCTTCGGACGTGGCATGCCGTAAAGCAGAGTGGCGAGCTGTAATGCCTTCTCCACGTCATCCTCTACGATGGCGTAGGAGCAGAGCAACGCCAACGCCTCCCGGCGGTCTGGCATGACGGTAAAGGCTTCAGCCGCCAGCACTTTGGACTGCGGTCCGTCTTCGGCTTGAGCGAGGTTCAGCAGGATCTCGTATCGCTCGAGCGTGTCGATCTTGGGCGATGCCAGCGCGGCGCGTCCGTAGATTTTCGCCAAGGCCATTTCTTGTCCCTCAAACGCCTCTTGGTGAAGGTAAAAGTAGTTTCGGCTACATTGCTCTATCTCTCGTCCGAGGATGCGCCTGTTGCGCTCCCTGCCTCCGTGCTTGGTCGGCATTGGGCGATGAAGGAAGATAGCCTCGGGCAGTTGCCGGTAGGTGATGTCGTTGGCGAAGGAAAGTTGCTCGTGGAGCGGATAGATCCACCGAGACTCGACCGACGCCTTGACCAGTCGCTCGCGGATGACCTGCTGTTGCACCACGACTTCGCCGCGCACGTTGTATGGGCACAGGTAGATATCGGCGGTGCCTTCGGCGGCGGCTGATCGCAGAGCTTCGACGGCACCTTCCTCAAGCATGTCGTCGCAGTCGGCCCACATAAGGTACTGAGCTCCAGTCGCTCGGGCGGTCGTCCATGACAACTCTCTTGCTCGGCAGAATGAATCGACGTGGGGCCAATCTTTCGCCTGGGGATCGTTAGTGTAGGTGAGGATCTGATGTGGCAGGTCGAGCTCTCGGCAGACGGTGCGTATCACCTCGTCGCTCAGATCTTGCTCCTGCGCTCCAATGGCGATCACGAATACGGCAGAGTCTACGGCGGGACGAAATGCGCGGATAAATCGCTCGATCACTTCGGCTTCGTTCCCGACAATGCAGGCCAAACAAATTAGCGGTGAGTCAGTCATAGGTGCTCAATGTAATGCAGTTGCGGAAAAAGATCGTCTGAAAAATACGCAACAAAAAGGCCCACTCACCATTGCTGGCGAGTGGGCCGAGTTGTTGCCGACTCAGCTACTAGGCGTAGTTGGTCGTGATGAGGATACCAGCGGTGTTGTCGATGATCTTCTCAGCGACGTTCTGACGGACGCGCATGATGTTCGACCGACGCTCATCAGAGCGATAAGTCTCAGGCGTGAATAAGCCGGTGGTGTCCTTGGACCATTGGATCGTCCGTCCAAATCCACCAGCGGTATACTCGCCGCCCTGCACATTGCCGACGAGGATGTAGTCGTCAGACCAGACAAATCCACCAGCAAACGTCTGACCTTTGGCGGCGGTGTTCTTTGGTGCCTTGCCGACGTAGAGCGTCTCAACGCCAAGAGCTTGCGCAATGTCCTGTTCGGATGGCAGGGCGCGTTGGTTGTTTCCACGAGGCACGACGCCGTAGATCTGATTCTGCATCAACTGCGCCCGGCGGAGGCGGTTGAAGACGTTCTGCGACATGACCACAGCGTTGGCGATACATCCTTGCTTGAGGAGTGCCGTCTTGGCGTTATCCACGTCGCTCGCTGGATCAGTGCTAGCCACGTTGGCCGTGGTGTAAGCGGCTGCGCGAGTGATAGCCGTCGCGCTCCAGCTTGAAGTCGCAAGTAGCAAGTTTGCCACGCGAGCTTCGTAGGAGATCTTGAGCTGACGCTCCAAGAGCATAGCTTCGGTTGCTTCAAGATTCATGAAGCGGTTCACTTCGGCTTCGTAGCTATCATCCACAATCGACTCCAGACCATACTCTTGAGTGTCGTAGGTGTCGGTCGAGAAGGCGCGGTTGACGCGAGCGTAGCCGTTGCCTTGCTCGCGTGGTTGCGCGTCGGCATTAAGGAGCTCGGCGGCTGCCAAGTTCGCTTTCATGTAAATTCCGCGCCGGGCATCTTCGGGTTTCACAGGCAGAACCTGATCAGCGATGAAGAGCTTGTTGAAGTCTGCGTTTGCCTGTTGCACCAGCGCGTAGATGTCCGCCCGTGGTGTCGCTTGTGCGTTCGTGTAAGCCATAAGTCGTTAAAAAGTAAAGGGTTGAGGAGTTGAGGAGATTAGAGTTTGCCGATAAATTCGACGATGATTCCGGCGGAAGCAACGCCAGCCTGGAGACCAGCAACTGCGGTCGGCCAAGTGGTGGCGGTGCGGGTGCCGATGTAGCCGCCGGTGATCACCGCGTATTCGGTGCCTGGAGTAATCGCGGTGCCAGAGACCTGCGCCATAAAGGTGCCAGGAGCAGTCCAGAGTTTGACGCCACCGTAGCCAGCGTCAGCGACATCTTGTTGGAGGACGCCGATGCCTTGAGTGACACCGCCAGCGGCGGCTTTGATCGTGCCGTCCGACTGGACGTCAACGACGAGGTAAGCTGAGATGGCTCCAGAAGCTTGAAAGGTTCGGAACCCGAGATCGTTTTGCGTAGACATAGTTTAGAGAGAGTTGAGTTGAGTTGGTTGAGTTGATTACCGGACGTTGCGGGACTCCGCGTATTCCGTGCTGAAGTTTTTGATGCAGTGAAGCATGGCTGCGTTTTTGTCGCCATCGAAACGCTTGGTCTCGGTCTCGACGATTTGGGCAAAGGTCTTTTTGCCAGCGAGTGGCATGGCTGCGCCGCCAGCGGGAATGACAACGCCGAGCTTGGAGGCGAAGGCTTTGATGGCGATGGTCGCGCCCATTTCGGCGGCCTTCTTCATGTCCTCTTCCTTTTTCGCTTCGGCGTCCGTATCGACATCGATGGCCAACTCTTGCACGCCTTTTGCGGTAGGCGTCACGCTTGGGTCGGTGATGTTGGGCTCGGTGCCGGGATCGGTGTCGTTGATTTTCGAGTCTTCAAAAGCCTTTTTGAAAGCTTTATACTCATTCATGTGATTCGCAAATTCCTCGGCCAATTTGGCTAAGGTCTGAGCGTCATCAGCCATGTCGGTCGTCGGTGATTTTGGAGAGTCGGTTGGTGTGTCGGTTGCCATAATGTTTGTGCTTAATGATTTGGTTTTAGGTGATGGTTGAGATTCGTCAATGGGGTAAATGGCCGAGTAGAATAAAGATTTATTGGCAGCAGGATCGCTGACCAGTGATGCGGTGATGACCTCGTCGCACCTTGCTACACAAGTGTTTGCGACCTCCTCGTCCACTCCGGTGAACTCCAGAGAGATACCGATGTGCGTAGGATTCTTGCGAGCGATCTCAAAGATTTTCGCAGCCTCTTCTTCACTCTCGTAAATGTGCAGGTCAGCGCAGACTCGCCCATTCTCCAGAACAAAGTTGTCCACGAATCCAGCGGTCGAGAACACTCCGCTCCCGTGGTCAGCCTTGACCTTGATGCTGCCTTTTTCGAGACAGGATTTATAAACTTGAGACAGAGTGGTCTGGTCCACATGCATTTGCCTGCCAGCGTAATCCCTGTGTCCTCTGGCTTCTCCAACAGAGATCAGGGAGACTCGGTGGATGCAGTTGTTGGACTCGTCTACGAGTGCCGACGTGGACTGGCTGTCGTTGCTTTGGAATGTGGAAAGAAATATTGGCATGGTGTGACTTGTAAGTTTTTCGCCTGACTGAATCTTTTCTGCCTGCCGATCAAACCAGTCTCGAGCTGGCTGCGGATCGAGTGGGTTGATGCCCCACAAATAATGCGCGACGGCACCGGCACCGGGCCACTCCTTGTCGTCGGCGTTGCTGTTTTTGCCAGCGTCCAGATCGACCTTGTGCCGAGCTCCCCAGGCACTCGCCTTGATAATCTTCTCGTCGCTGACTTCGCCCGAGGCCATGCGCCTGGCAGCGTCCTTGGTGCCTTCGGTCAGGCCATCGCCACCTTCTCCGGCGCGGAGAAATTCCAGTCCGCGCTTGGCCGCGTTGATGATGTATTCCGGCGGTTTCATTTGTCCTTCTGTAGTCCTTGAAGGTGTGACTCGACTTCCTTGAGCAACTGCGCCCGAGTCTTCTCGCCGTCGTAAATTGCGTAAGCCGCTGCGATGGCTTGGTTGCGTGGGAGCTTATCCATCAGCAGGCTGACCAACTCGCGTAGAGTGGCGGCGCGTAAATCCTCGGGATCGATCTTGACGTCAAACTCCGTGACCATTTGCGTCGATGCTTCTGTCGTGGTGGCGTCGGGCTCGGTGCCGGGTGCCGGTGCCACTGTCGATACTGATTCGCTCTGAGAAATGTTCGTCGGCTTGGCCATGCCAGATCCGAATACTTCTTCGACGGTGAAGCCTTCGGCGGCAGCCTTGTCGCGTTTGATCTTCGCCCACCGCACCATGTCGCTGGCAACTTTCTCGGGATCTTGGGCGTCCTCGGTCCAGTAGTTGAGTGGGTTAAGCAGTCCGCTCTGGAACAGCGAAACATTGGCGGACGACTCGCGCCCGATGTCGGGCTGTGGATGCGGTCGGTAACTCCAGCGACCACGGCAGATCTTGTCGGCGGAGCTGACCGGGAAGATGCCTTTGGCGATGGCGTCCATCAAGGCGGCGTCCTTCATTCGATGCGCCAGCGGTGCCAGCACTCGTTGTCCCCTGGTGAACTCGGCCTTGGCTTGCTCGCTCTCCAGTCGGCTCGAGACGCCACCTAGATTGGTCGCATCGAGCCCGAACGAATACGGCAGGTTGTACGACATGCAGGTCATCTTAAGAAGCATGGTCATGAGATATTGCGACTCGGGACCGGGCGAAGATGTGTCGGCAAATTTGATGTCCTGACCGGCGGTCAGATGGTTGATCTGACCGAACTGAATGTCCTGAGCCATCGCGCTTTGCTGGTTGTCGAACTGGCTCGATGCGTAGCCGTCCATCGCTCCGATGCCAGCCGACGCGCCGGTGCTGTTGGTGAAGATCGTGAGTGCGCTGGCGAGCTTCGCCTTGCCTTTGGTGAACTCGATCATCTCGTACAGATCGCGCAGGTTAGCCACAGCGGCGTCCAGCTTGCTGACACCACGATAGGCGTCCAGTTGCATGGCGTCCATGTAGTGGACGAACTGCGACGCTGGCACATCGATGGGGTCGGTATACTGACCAGCCGCCATGCCACGTTTGAAAACTCGGTAGGCGACAGGCTGACCGTGATCGCCGATCAGCACGCCACTGACATAGTCCTCGCTGACGACGTTTTGATAAACGCCACCCAACCTGTCTGGCTCAATGGCTTGTAGGCAGAATGGCAGGCGGATCAGCTCCTCCTGGCTCATCGATGGATCACTGCCGGGGCGAGTGAATACCCAGCCGTAGTCTCCGCCACGATTCATTCCCAGCACGCCAAACTCAAGCAGTCGGAAAAAGTCGGCTCGATTTGCGTGGTCGCATTTTGGAAACCACTCGTGGTTGAGCCACTCCTCGACCGCCGCGTCCAGCATGGTGTCGCCGGTCTGCGCGTGGTAGCCTTGCGGCGCAACATACATTGCGTATTTGCGGTTGAGCGTTTTGGCTGGCGCAAAGTTGTTCTCCAAATCGGTGGCTTCGCGAAGCAGTTGGAGCCGGTCGCGTTGGACCTGAAAAGAGTTAGGCGCGATCTGTGCCGGTGCGTTTTCGCGACGGTTGGTGAAGCTGGCTCCGTCGTATTTGAACTCGTGGAGCAGACGCTTGGCGGCCATGCGACGCACACCTGCCATTGGCGCAATCGCGTTGATCGCTCGGTCGAGGAAGTTGGGAGCGAGTGGGTTGGATGGTGAGTGTGCAGCCATTGGTCAGTCTATTGGTTTGCGGTTCCTCGCCCGATGGATCGATTGAAGTTTGCTCGCACGTTCATTGTCCGCGCACCGCTCAATAGTCCAGCGGCATAGTTGCATTCTTGGATCAGGTCTTGAGCACTCTCCAGCGAGGGGAAGCTGAAAGAGCGTCCTGCGATGGAATAACTTACGCCACGCACCGAGCTTGCAATTATGCAGGTCACGGCGGCGGTTCTGATTTCGGTGAGTTCGGTTGAGGAGAGTCCTACGAGTGTTCCTTTGACGGCCATATGACCTATGCATAGTCGATATCCGCATTAGGGCAAGAGGGTTGCGGGTTCCGGTGGCGGTCCATCATTCGTCAGGTCAGCCGGATCGGCGGTGGCAAACAGCACCCGACGAATGCGCTGGTCGAGTAGTGCGCTGACTAGACTCATCTGGTCGCAGTCGAGCAGATGGTTCGCTTTGCCTTTGCTGACCGTCCATAGCCATTTCTTCTGACCGGCCTTATCGACCTCCTGCCTTTTGAACTCGACGCTGGTCTGCTTCTGATACTCGTTGCTGACGTTTTGCGGAGCGGTGAATTTGTAGGTGCTCATGCCTCCGCGCATGCGGTGATACATGTTTTTGATCGGTTGCTGGCACCAGAAAAAGTAACGAGCCTGGCGAACCTTGCCACCTTGCCCGATGCCGACGTGACCGACATTGACGCTGGAGAATGGATATTTGCGGACGATGCGTTGACCGTTAAAGTCTTCGTGGTGAGGAAAGTCTCGGCGGTTTGTGGAGTCTCCCCACAGTCCTTGCCAGCCGTAGCGGACGCACACCTCTTGGACTGCCGACGTGTCAAAGGCAATGTCCACCAGCGTCCTTCCAGGCTCCACGCCGAGTTCGATGCGGAGCTCCTCCAACTCCTCCCATGTCGTGATGCGTCCCTCGTCAATGATGCGAGATTCGGTCGGCCCATAGGCACGGCAGACGTACCAGCGGTGCGCTCCTTCGCCTTTACTCGCTCGGCCAGCTTGGTTGTCGATGGTTAAGAATCGTCCGATCTCTCCGTCGAAAATCTCGCGCTTGAGGTAGTTACCCTTGATGCGATCAAACTCCACGCTGGTCTCGGCGTCACTCGGCGATTCGTCCCACGCCAAGGCACGACGCTTCTGGATGT